GATCCCCACAAAGCCGACGAGATCCTGTCCCAGACCATCCGGCAGGCGGATCTGGACTGGCTGCGGGAGACCTGGTCCACCCGCCTCAACGACCCCCGGACCGGGGCCGAGGTGATCGTCATGCAGCGGCTCCATGAGCGCGACGCCACCGGATACCTGCTGGCCGAGGTGGGCGGCTACGAGCACCTGGTGCTGCCGGCCCGCTACGAGCCGGCCCGGGCCTGTGTGACCGCCCTGGGCTGGTCAGACCCGCGCCGGGTGGAGGGGGAGCTGCTGTGGGGCGACCGCTACGACGAAACGAATCTGGCGGCCCTGGAGCGGGCCCTGGGCTCGTACGGCACCGCCGGCCAGCTTCAGCAGCGGCCGGCGCCCGCCGGGGGCGGCATCGTCCAGGGGGGGTGGTTTCAGTACTACACCGAGGCGCCCACCATTTTCGACGAGGTGATCCAGAGCTGGGACATGGCCTTTAAAAAAACCGATTCCGGCAGCTACGTGGCCGGCCAGGTCTGGGGCCGGCGGGGTGCCAACAAGTATTTGCTGGCCCGCATCCATCAGCGCCTGAGCTTTCCCGAGACCAAGCGGGCGGTCCAACGAATGTCCCGGGACTGGCCCGAGGCGCGGCTAAAATTGGTGGAGGCCACGGCCAACGGGCCGGCGATCATTGACGAGCTGCGCGATGAGGTCTCGGGCCTGGTGCCGGTGAGCGTGGACGGCAGCAAAGGGGCGCGGATGCACGCTGTCACCCCCGACATCGAGGCCGGCAACGTCTACCTGCCGCACCCGGACCAGGCGCCGTGGGTGCGGGAGTTCGTCGGCAACCTGGAGAGCTTCCCGCGGGGGGAGAACGACGACGGCGACGCCATGAGTCAGGCGCTGCACCGGCTCCACAATAATCCAGATCTGGGCCAGGCCCACGGCTCGGGCCAGAAGCGGGCCACCGCCGAGCTGGCCACCTCCCGCCAGGTGGACCGCCGCTTTGGACGCAGCGACACAGTAGGATTCGGCTATTGATGGCACGCCATCCTCAGCAGTTTGCCGAGGCGGACCAGCCCGAGCTGGACATCGAGCTGGCGCGGGGGTCCGGCTGGAACCTCTACCAGAAATACGGCATCGTCCGGGAAAACCCGGACGAGGTGGTCAGAAAGAAGGGGCTGCAGGTCTTCGAGTCGATGGAGGCCAAGGATGGCCACTACGCAGCGGTGCTCCAGACCCGCAAGCTGGCGCTGTTGGGCAAAAGCTACGAGATCCAGCCGGCCTCGGCAGATCCCCGGGATCAGGAAATTGCCGACTTCATCCGCTGGAACCTGGAGCAGATGAAGGGCTCTTTTCTCCAGGATCGCCTGGAAATCCTCGACGCGCTGGGCAAGGGCTTTTCGCTGATGGAGAAGGTCTGGACCCGGGTGGAGCGCGGCCCCTGGGCCGGCCGGGTGGCACTCAAGGCGCTCAAGGCCAAGGATCAGCAGCAATTCGGCTTTGACCTGGACGAGTTCGACAACATCAAAGACGACGGAATCATTCAAAATCCGATGTTTTCGCACACCATCCGCCTCAGCAACACCCTGGCCTGGACCGCCGAGGAGAAGCTGCGGACCAGCACCGCTGCCGGCATGAACCTCCGCCTGCCCAGGGACAAGTTTGTGGTCTTCACCTTCAACGGGCGGGCCGAAAATCCCTACGGCCGGGGCCTGGGCTCTGCCTGTTACTGGTACTCCTGGTTTAAGACCGAAGGGTTCAAGTTCTGGATGGTTTTCTTGGAGCGCTTCGGCAGCCCGACGATCAAGGCCACGGTCAAGGGCAACGTGGGAGAGCCGGAGGAGACCAAATTCCGCAAGATCCTGGAGTCGATCCAGCAGGAGACCGGCTTTGTCATTCCCGACGGCTTTGATGTCGAGCTGATGGAGGCGGCCCGGGCCGGGGACGCCAACTATCAGAAGCTGGTGGACGCCTGCAACGCCGAAATCAGCAAAATCGTCCTGGGCCAAACCCTGACCACCCAGCAGGGCAGCGTCGGCAGCCTGGCGCTGGGCGAGGTCCACAACGAGGTGCGGTCGGACCTGTTGCGCGCTGATGCCGAGATGATGAGCACGGTGATCAACGAGCAGTTGATCTCCCAGATGGTGGCCTACAACTGGCTGGACGTGGAGCGGCCGCCGGTGTTCAGTATCCCGCTGAAGCCGGCCCGCGATGCGGCCAACCTGGTGGCCGCCCTGCGGGATTTGACCAGCATGGGGATGCAGATTCCGATGCGCTATGTCCACGACGAGCTGGCCTTGCCCCAGGCCCAGGAGGGGGAGCTGGTGCTGCGGGTGGCTGCCGCCCCGATGCCGGCCTTCTCGCCCCTGGGGGGCGGGCCGGCCTTTGCCGAGCGGCCCCTGAGCCGTGGCCAGCTGTCCTCGGCAGCCCTGCACCGGCGCGCCCATCAGGAGCAGGACGCCCTGATCGAGGCGGGCATGGCCCTGGGCCGGGCGGCGGTCGAGGAGATCGTTGAGCGGCTCATTGCCCAGGTCAAAAAGGCCGGCGCCATCGATGCCCGGGCGTACAACACCGAGCTGAAGGTCAATACCACAGCCCTGCGGGACGCCCTGCTGCGCACCGGGGTGATGGCCCGGCTTACTGGCCAGCTGTTGGCAGTGGAGCAGCTGGAGGACAAGGGGCTGGAGTTCGACCGCAAGCGGCTGCAAAACTTTGCCGAGGGCGACCTGGTGACACTGGACGAGGCGGCGGCGCTGTTCCGCAAGCGGCTGCCTATCGACCGGGAAACCTACGGCCGGATGATTGCGGACCTCAAGCGGCGCTATTTCGCCATCGCCGGCATCGAGGAGGGGGAGCTGCTCAAGCAGGCCCAGGCTGCCCTGATCGAGGCCATCGACACCGGCGGCACGCCGGACACCTTTGCAACGGCACTCCGGGACCGGGCGGTGAAATACACCGGCGAGGTGTTTGGGGCCGACCTGGCCGGCCAGGAGGTGGGAGACTACCACCTGCGCACCATCTTCCGCACCAACGCCAACAGCGCCTACAACGAGGGCCGGCGGGAGATCTTTGAGGACCCGGACGTGGCCGACGAGATCGTCGCCTACATGTACAACGCCATTGACGACGACCGGGCGCGGCCTGCCCATGCGGCGATGGACGGCAAAATATTCCGCAAAAATGATCCGATCTGGGCGGAGTGGTGGCCTCCCAACGGGTACAACTGCCGCTGCACGGTGGACCCGATCACCCGCGGCGAGGCGGCGCGAATTGCCCCAGAGATGATTTCCACGGCCCCGCCGGCCCTTGCCGGCCAGGCGGTGCGCCCAGACCCCGGATTTGGAGGATTGGTGTAATGAAAGAGAATTGGATCGAGGTCTTTCGCGCCGGCACGCATACGGCGATGAACGGCACCACCCGCACCTGGACCGAGCAGGACCTGGACGACGCGGTGGCCGCCTACGACCCGGCGCAGCACGAGGCGCCGCTGGTGGTGGGCCATCCGCAGGACAACGCCCCGGCCTACGGCTGGGTGGCGGCGGTCAAGCGCGAGGGCAGCCGCCTGCTGATCCAGCCCCACCAGCTGGACCCCGCCTTCCGCGAGATGGTCAAAACCGGGCGGTTCAAAAAACGGAGCATCAGCTTCTATGCTGACGGTTCAATTCGCCACATCGGTTTTCTCGGCGCGCAACCGCCGGCGGTCAAGGGGCTCAAGGATGTCCAGTTTTCCCAGGATGGCGAGGCGGTGACGGTGGAATGGGCGCCGGTGGGTCGTGGCAGAGCGGCACTGGACGCCCTGCTGGCCGGGATGCGCAGCCTGGTGGCGCAGTTTCAGGACAGAGCAGCAGAGGAGGGCGTGGAAGAGGAGGGCAGGGAAGAGGGCAGCCCCATCGAGGCCCAGATGGCCCGCGAGGAGGCCATGTCTACGCTGGTTCATATCAAGGAGATTTTCTGCAACGAAATGTATCAAATTGTGGAAAACGAGGAACTGGCGCCCGACGAGAAGAAGGCGCAACTCAGCGTGCTGGTCGTTGAGCTGAAGGGCTTGATCGACCAGCACGCGGAGCAACTCATCAACTCATTCGCCGAAAGGAGCGAAGAGATGGCAGATCCCAAAGTCGGGGCCATCATGATGACCCCAGACCAACTGCAGCAGCGCGACCAGGCCCTGATCGACAGGGCCCAGGCCAGTTTTGCCGAGCAGCAGAGCAAGGTTTTGGAGGAGCGGGTCCGGGTGGGTGTGAAGGAGGGCCTCCAGGAGATCCACGACCGCGCCCGCCGGGGCGAGATCCAGAGCTTCTGCGAGCGGCTGCGCGAGCGCGGCCTCAAGCCGGCCCTGATCAGCGACACCGGCCTGGCGGTCTTCATGGAGCAGCTGGACACGGCCAGCCCGCACAGCTTCGCCGAGGGCAACGGCCAGCAGACCCCGGCGGCGTGGTTCGAGGCCTTCCTGGGCAAGATCCTCGACGCCAACAAGGACGGCACCCTGGTGGTCAATTTCTCCGAGATCAGCCGCGGCCGCAAGGTCGAGGGCGGCGATGCCAAAGCCCGCGCCCTGGCCGACTACGCCGAGAACCGCGAGGTCTACGACAAGTTTGACATCACCCCCGAGGACCTGGAAAGGACCGCCGCCAAACTGAAAGCCTGACCGCACCGCAGCAAGCGCACACCTTAACCTTTTACGCGGAGTAAAAAAAAGATGACTGCTCTCACCGCTGCCCGCGAGACCCTGCGCAAGGACGGCGATTTAATCTCCGTGGGCGTGGCAGCCAGCACCACTCTCTACAAGGGCGGCCTCACCGCCTTCAACACCTCGGGGTACCTGGTGCCCGGGGCCAACACCGCCGGCCTGAAGTTCGCCGGGGTGGCCTATGAGAACGGCGCCAACAGCGCCGGCGCCAACGGCGACGTGACGGCCCGCGTCTATCGGCGCGGCCTGCACCTGGTCGCCGTGGCCTCGGCAGCAGTGACCGATGTGGGCAAGCGCTGCTACATCTCCGACGACCAGACCATCACCTATACCCCCGGCAACGTCTTCTGCGGCGTCGTGGCCCAGTTCGAGGACAGCACCCACGTCTGGGTGGACATCGAGTCGGCGGCCACCGGTCGGCCTACCCACCGGGTGCAGATTTCCGGCAGCCTGGTTGCGGTCACCGGCACCACGGCCGGCGGGGCCCTCACCCTGCTCAACCCCTTTGCCACCCGCGCCATCATTGTCGATTTCCTCGTCGATGTGACCACCAAATCGACCGGGGGCGCCAATATTGATTTTGGGGTCGCCGGATCGGTAGCTAGCAGCGACACCCTGATCGACGGCATCAACGTGGGTGCCGCCGCGATCATCGGCAACAACATCGACAACAAGGGGAGCAACGGCGGGCGCGGCATCGCCTGGGCCAGCGGTGCCTATGTCACCGGCACCGCCTCGGCGAGCCTGGCCGGCCTGGTGGGGACCTATATCGTGGACGTGTGGCTGCCCACCGCCGTGCTGGTGTA